ATGTGGCGGCATATCGCGGCCAACGGGATCACGTTCCTGATCGTGGCGTTGTTCCTCGTGGCGGGCGTCGTCGTCTGGGGGTCGCAGGAATACAAATCGCCGGGGCCGCTGGCGGCGGGCATCTGCCTGCAGGTCGCACCGGGGTCGAACATGCGCGTTGTCAGTGCAGAGCTCGCGGACAAGGGCGCCGTCAGCAATGCGGCGCTGTTCCGCATCGGCGCGGATTATGCCGAGAAGGCCGATCAGTTGAAGGCGGGCAGTTTTCTGGTGCCGGAGGGCGCGTCGATGGCGCAGATCGTCGATCTGGTGACGGCCAGCGGGCAGAGCACATGTGGCACCGAAGTCGTCTATCGCGTCGGTGTGCGCCTCAACGTGGCCGAGGTGCGCGACCTTGATCCCGCGACGGGCACCTATGCAGAGGTGGCGGCGTTCGATCCCGCAGCCGATGCGGCCCCGGCGGAATATGTAGCGGTGAAGGCGCAAGCCGATACGCGCTATCGTCTGGCTGTGGCCGAAGGCACCACAAGCTGGCAGGTCGCCGAGGCGCTGCGCCAGATCGACGTGCTGGAGGGTGAGATCGCCGAGACGCCTGCGGAAGGATCGCTTGCGCCCAACAGCTATGAGTTCGCGCCGGGGGCCGACCGCGCCGCGATCATCGCCCAGATGCAGGCGGCGCAGACCCAGATCCTGGCGGACGCCTGGGCCGCGCGGGTCGATGGCCTGCCGGTCGAGACGCCCGAAGAGGCGCTGATCCTTGCGTCCCTGATCGAGAAGGAGACGGCGCTGGCCGCCGAGCGGCGTCAGGTTGCCAGTGTCTTTGTCAATCGGATGGAACGGGGGATGCGTCTGCAGACGGACCCGGCGGTGATTTACGGCGTGACGGAGGGCGAGGGCATCCTTGACCGTGGCCTGCGGCGCAGCGAGCTGGATACGCCGACGCCGTGGAACACCTATGTCATCCCCGGCCTGCCACCCACGCCGATCGCCAACCCCGGTCAGGCCAGCATCGAGGCGGCGCTGAACCCGGATACGACGGATTACGTGTTCTTTGTGGCCGACGGCAGCGGCGGCCATGCGTTCGCCACCAATCTGGACGACCACAACCGCAACGTCGCCGCGTGGCGCGTGATCGAGGCTGAACAGGCCGCCGCGCAGGAGTAGGGTGCCGCGCGGGCCGTTAAGGTCCGCGCAACTGCACCGCGCGGTCAACGTATTGGAATGGTTGACTTTTCGCATGCGTGTGATAGCCGTGGCGTGAGCTGGAGGAGGTGCGCTGTCCGGTCCAATCCCTGTGGGGGGCGATGCCCCGTTCGGGACCGGGAACCTCTCTCGACTGTCACGGATGTCTGACGGACAGGCGCATACCATGACACAGGCAGATGACCCCGGCCCATCGGGCCGGGTTGACGCCGACTCCGGTCCCTTTGGCAGGACTGCGGGCGACACCGACCCTACGGGCGAGGTTGCGGGCGAGCCGGATCCGTCGGACCGTGCGGCCTCCGTCGCGCGGGTGCGTGAACTGCTGGGGTTCTATGCAGGCCTGAAGGCCGCATTCCTGCTGCAGATGGCGCATATCGGGATGAGCGACACATCCCCCCCCAAGGCGATGACCACCAAGCTGGCCGAATTGCAGGCCACCCATGTGCATCTGCTGAAAGCCGAGGATTCCTTCATTGAAAAATTCGGAACCGGGGCGGACGTGTCCGCCGTCGATCACGATGCCTTGCGGCGTGACATCGGGCGCACGCTTGATCGCATCAGGGACACCGCCCTTGCAGGCGGCGTTTCTGGCGGGGCTGAGCCCGCAGGCGCTGCTGGCGCTGCCGCATCTGTTCGCATTCTGGGCGATGGATCACCAGCTGCCGCCGGCGGGTGACTGGCGGACCTGGGTCATCCTGGGCGGGCGCGGTGCGGGCAAGACGCGGGCCGGTGCGGAGTGGGTGCGTGCGATGGTCGAGGGGGCAGTGCCGCGCGCCCGTGGCCGGGCGCGGCGCGTCGGGATCATCGGAGAGACGTACGATCAGGCGCGCGAGGTGATGGTGTTCGGCGACAGCGGCATCATGGCCTGTGCACCGCCCGACCGCAGGCCGGTCTGGATCGCCGGGCGGCGGATGCTGGAATGGCCCAATGGTGCTGTGGCGACCGTCTATTCGGCGTTCGATCCCGAGGCGCTGCGCGGGCCGCAGTTCGATGCGGTCTGGGCGGACGAGCTGGCCAAGTGGAAGCAGGGCGAGGCGACATGGGACATGGTCGCGTTCGGTCTGCGGCTGGGCCGCAATCCGCAGGCCTGCATCACCACGACGCCGCGCAATGTGCCGTTGCTGCGCGACATGCTCGCCCGCGACAGCACGGTCGTGACGCATGCGACGACCTATGCCAACGCGGCCAATCTGGCGCCTGCCTTTCTGATCGAGGTGCAGCGCCGCTATGGCGGCACCCGTCAGGGGCGGCAAGAGCTGGACGGCGTGCTGCTGAGCGATGCGCCGGGGGCGCTGTGGGGCGGTGCGGCACTGGCTGCGGTGGGCGTGGACACGGCCCCGGTGATGGATCGGATCGTGGTGGCGGTCGATCCGCCGACCACGGCGCACAAGAGGTCGGACGCCTGCGGCATCGTTGTGGCGGGCGTCGTCATGCAGGGGCCGCCGCAGGACTGGCGCGGCTACGTGCTGGAGGATGCGACGGTGGCTGCCGCCTCGCCGCTCGACTGGGCGCGGGCGGCGGTGGCGGCGCTGCACCGGCATGGCGCGGACCGGCTGATCGCCGAGGTTAACCAAGGCGGCGACATGGTCGAAGCCATCGTGCGGCAGGTCGACCCCCTCGTGCCCTACGGCAAGGTCACGGCGACGCGGGGCAAGGTGGCACGGGCCGAACCGGTGGCGGCACTCTATGAACAGGGCCGTGTGGCGCACCTGCGGGGGTTGGGCGCGCTGGAGGACCAGATGTGCCTGATGACCACGGGGGGCTATGTGGGCACGGGATCGCCGGACCGGGTGGATGCGCTGGTTTGGGCGCTGCATGCGCTGATGATCGCCCCGGCGCAGGACTGGCGCGCGCCGCGCATGCGCAGCCTGTAACGGGCGTTGCGCCGTGCCCCCGCCACCGCGCGGTGGGGGCGCAGATCCGAAACCTTTGCCGGGCAAAACGATCCCACAGCACGTGATGACCGGATGCGGTCGGCGCAAGGAGAGACGGATGTTCGAGTTCTTCGGCAAGGGCGGCGCAAGGGCGGCCACGGGAGCGGTGCCGGAGGTGAAGGCCTCTGGCACCGGGCCGCTGATCGCGATGGCGGCGCATGGCCGTGCCGCGTGGAGCGCGCGGGACACGGCGTCGCTGACGCGTACGGGGTTTCTGGCGAACCCGGTCGGGTTTCGCGCGGTCAAGCTGATCGCCGAGGCGGCGGCGGCACTGCCGCTGGTGGTGCAGGACCGTCTGCAACGGTTCGACACCCATCCGGTGCTGGCGCTGCTGGCACGGCCCAACGCGGCACAGGGGCGGGCCGAACTGCTGGAGGCGGTCTATGCGCAGCTGCTGCTGAGCGGGAACGCCTATCTGGAGGGCGTGGCCGAGGACGATGCCCTGCCGGGCGAGATCCATGTGCTGCGGTCCGACCGGATGCGGCTGATCCCCGGTGCCGACGGCTGGCCTGCGGGTTATGAATACAGCGTCGGCGGGCGCAAGCACACGTTTGCCGTCGTGGGCGATGTCAGCCCGGTGTGCCACATCAAGAGCTTTCATCCGCAGGACGACCATTACGGGTTCAGCCCGATGCAGGCGGCCGCGCAGGCGATCGACGTACACAACGCGGCCAGTGCCTGGTCCAAGGCGCTGCTGGACAATGCGGCGCGGCCGTCGGGTGCCATCGTCTATCGCGGCACCGACGGGCAGGGTCAGCTGAGCGAGGATCAGTTCGCGCGCCTCGTGGACGAGATGGAGAGCCAGCATCAGGGCGCCCGCAATGCGGGGCGGCCGATGCTGCTGGAAGGCGGCCTCGACTGGAAGCCGATGGGATTTTCGCCGTCGGACATGGAGTTCCGGCAGACCAAGGAAGCCGCGGCGCGCGAGATCGCCATCGCCTTCGGCGTGCCGCCGATGCTGCTGGGGATCCCCGGCGACGCCACCTATGCCAATTATCAAGAGGCGAACCGCGCGTTCTATCGCCTGACGGTGCTGCCGCTGGCGACGCGCGTCTCCAGCGCGGTGGCGGACTGGCTGTCTGACTTCACCGGCGAGCGGTTGGATATCCGCCCCGATCTGGACCAGATCGCTGCCCTGTCGGTGGAACGTGACAGCCAGTGGCGGCGCGTGGCCGGGGCGGATTTCCTGAGCGATGCGGAAAAGCGGCGGCTGCTGGGGCTGCCGGTGCAGGAGGTGGAGTGATGGCCGAGACACCGGAGAAGGTCGTGGCGCTGAAGCTGACGCCCCGTGCCGCACCAGCGCAGGACGCGTGGCATGCGCAGGTGACGTGTCATCTGGCCGGGATCGAACGGTTGATGCGGCGGCTGGAATGGCAGGTCTGGGCGCTGGCCTGCGGCGCTGCAGGCACGCTGGTGGTGCAGGTGCTGCGCCTGTTCACCGACAACTGAAGGAAGTGCACATGACACTGGAACACAAGTTCTGCCGCCCGGACACGACGCTGACCGTGACCGACGATGCGGTGATCGCGGGCTATGCGTCGCTCTTCGGGGTGACGGATCAGGGCGGCGACCGGGTCGGTGTGGGGGCCTATGCGGCCTCGCTCGCCGATCTCAAGGACCGCGGGCGCAGCGTCAAGATGCTGTGGCAGCACGATCCCACCCAGCCCATCGGCGTCTGGGACGAAGTGCGCGAGGATGCCAGAGGGCTATGGGTCAAGGGCCGTATCCTGACCGACGTGGCCCGCGGGCGGGAAGCGGCGGCGCTGATCGGGGCAGGGGCCATCGACGGGCTGTCCATCGGCTATCGCACGCTGCGCGCCACCAAGGACGACAAGGGCCACCGCGTGCTGTCGGAGCTCGAGTTGTGGGAGGTGTCGCTGGTGACATTTCCCATGCTGACCGAGGCCCGCGTGGCGGCCAAGGCCGAGGCGCCCGATCCCGCATTCGATCCTGCCTTAGATTCTGGCGGGCTGCGGGAGCTGGCGGCGATCTTTGCCGGGGCCACAGCCGCCCTGCGCGGGCGCTGACGCGCAATCACCACAACAGGAGGACTGACATGACGACCCCCGAGACGATGTCGCGGGCCGGTGGAGGCACGCCTTCACCGACCGAGGAGTTGCGGGCCGCGTTGGGCGGTTTCGTGGCCGAGTTCAAGGATTTCTCAACCGGCATTTCCGCCGCTTTGCAACGACAGGACGATCGCATGACCAAGCTGCACGCCAAGACGATGACCCGCCCCGCGCTGGCGACCACGGCCGAGATGGACGCACCCCACCAGAAGGCGTTCGCCGCCTATCTGCGGTCCGGCGACGACGACGGCCTGCGCGGCCTGTCGCTGGAGGGCAAGGGCCTGTCCACGGTGGTCGCCGCCGACGGTGGCTATCTGGTGGATCCGCAGACGTCCGACACGATCAAGTCGACGCTGAGCGCCACCGCCAGCATCCGCGCCATTGCCAATGTCGTGCATGTGGATGCCACATCCTATGACGTGCTGGTCGACCACACCGAGATGGGCGCAGGCTGGGCCACCGAGGTGGACGACCAGGATGAAACCGCAAGCCCGGTGATCGACCGCATCACCATCCCCCTGCACGAGCTGTCGGCCTTGCCCAAGGCAAGCCAGCGCCTGCTGGACGACAGCGCCTTCGACATCGAAGGCTGGCTGGCGCAGCGCATCGCCGACAAGTTCGCGCGGTCGGAGGCCGCCGCCTTCGTCAAGGGCGACGGCGTCGACAAGCCGCGCGGATTTCTGTCGTACCCGCGTGTGGACAACGACGTCTGGGCGTGGGGCAACATCGGCACCGTGCCCACCGGCGTGAACGGAGAGCTGGGCGAGACGGACGCGATGATCGACCTCGTCTATGCGCTGGAGGCGGAATACCGCGCCAATGCGGTCTTCGTGATGAACAGCCGCACTGCGGGGTCCGTGCGCAAGCTGAAGGACGCGGACGGGCGTTTCCTGTGGTCCGACGGTCTGTCGTCGGGCGAGCCTGCGCGCCTGCTGGGCTATCCTGTGCTGATCGCCGAGGACATGCCGGATGCGGCCACGGGGGCCACGCCCATTGCCTTCGGCGACTTCGGCGCAGGATATACCGTCGCCGAACGCCCCGACCTGCGCGTGCTGCGCGACCCGTTTTCGGCCAAGCCGCATGTGCTGTTCTACGCCACCAAGCGCGTGGGCGGGGCGGTCAGCGACTATGCGGCGATCAAGCTGCTGAAGTTCGCCACGGCCTGATCCGAGATCCGTGCCGCATCCTCTGGGGAGGGGGTGCGGTGCGGACCCCGGGTGCGTCGCCACCGGCAAAGTCCCGTGTCGTCCAGCTGCTCACTTCCGTCCGAGCGATGCGGGCAGGCGGCGCACCCGGACCAGACCCCACCCCAGACCCACACCAAGCCCACACCCCCTGCGCGGAGACAGGTTATGACGTTAGAGGAATTGAGCGGTGTCGCGACCGCAGCCCTGCCGCTGGCCGGGTTCAAGGATCATCTGCGGCTGGGGTCGGGTTTCGCCGACGACGGGGTGCAGGACGAGGTGCTGGAAGCGGTGCTGCGCGCCGCCCTTGCCGCGATCGAGGCGCGGACCGGCAAGGTCCTGCTGGAGCGCGAGTTCCGCTGGAGCGTCACCGCCTGGCGCGACCGCGACCGCCAGCCGCTGCCGCTGGCGCCTGTCAGCGCGGTGGTGGCCGTGCGTCAGGTGGACCGCAACGGCACGCAAATCCCGGTAACGCCCACGCGCACCGTGCTGATCCCCGATGCGCAGCGCCCGGTGCTGAGCGCGCCCAGCGGCGGGCTGCCTGCCGTGCCCCGCGATGGCCGGGTCGAGGTCGATCTGCTGGCGGGCTACGGTCCGGAATGGTCAGACCTGCCCGCTGATCTGGCACAGGCGGTCATGATGCTGGCTGCCCACTTTCACGAATATCGCAGCAATGTCGGGGTACCGGGGGCGGCGCTGCCGTTCGGCGTCACGTCGCTGATCGAACGCTATCGCACGGTGCGGATGTTCATGGGGGGACGGTCGTGAACGGCTTGCACCTCAACCGCCGTCTGGTGCTTGAGGCGCCCGTGGCCGTCCCTGACGGCAGCGGTGGGCAGGCGGTCACGTGGACCGCCCTCGGCACGCTGTGGGCGCAGGTTGCACCCGGTGCGGGGGTGGAACGGGCGGCGAACGGCCTGACTCTGTCCCGCGTGCCGCTGGTCGTCACGGTGCGGGCCGCCCCGCCGGGGGCGCCATCGCGCCCGGTCGCAGGCCAGCGGTTCCGCGCCGGTGCGCGGACCTATGCGATCCTCGCGGTCACGGAACGGGACACGGAGGGGCGGTATCTGACCTGCCACGCCGCAGAGGAGGTGGTGGCATGAGCTATGCAATGGCGCAGGCGCTGCAGACCGCGGTCTATGCCCGGTTGGCAGGCGATGCCGCACTTTCCGCGCTGGTGGGCGACGCGATCTTCGACGCGCGGCCCGCGGGTGCCGTGCCGCCGCTGCACGTGGCGCTGGGCGCGGAAAAGGTGCGCGATGCCTCCGACGCGGACGGCGCGGGGGCGGTGCACGACCTGACGATCAGCGTGGTCGGCACGGCGGCGGGGTTCGCGGGCGTCAAGGCGGCGGCGGCGGCGGTGAACGACGCGCTGGCGTGGGGCGCACTGCTGTTGACGCGCGGGCGGGTGCTGGATCTGCGCCTTACCCGCGCGCAGGCGGCCCGTGTCGGCAGCGGCGATGTGCGGCGCATCGACCTGATCTTTCGCGCACGTCTTTCCGACGACTAGGCGTTTATTTCATCAAGGGAGCACGGCAATGGCGGCACAGAGTGGCAAGGACCTGTTGATCAAAGTCGACATGACCGGCGACGGATCGTTCCAGAGCGCGGCGGGCCTGCGGGCGACGCGCCTCAGCTTCAACGCGGAAAGCGTGGATGTGACGGGGCTGGACAGCGCGGGCGGCTGGCGAGAGCTGCTGGCGGGCGCCGGCGTCAAGACGGCGGCCATCGCGGGGTCGGGCATCTTTCGCGACGCGGCCACGGACGAGCGGATGCGGCAGGTGTTCTTCGACGGCGAGACGCCGGAGTTCCAGGTCGTGATCCCGTCGTTCGGCACCGTGACGGGCCGGTTCCAGATCACGTCCATCGAATACGCGGGCACCTTCGACGGCGAGGCAACCTACGAGATCGCGCTGACCAGCGCAGGTCAGCTTGCCTTCGTGGCGGACCTGTAGGTGGTCAATCCGCTGGCGGGCGAGGTCAGCGTGACCATCGACGGTGTGCCGCATGTGGCCAAGCTGACGCTCGGCGCGCTGGCGGAGCTGGAGGCGCAGTTGCAGGCGGACACGCTGATCGATTTGGTGGAACGCTTTGAGGCGGGTCATTATCGGGGCCGCGACGTGCTGGCCTTGCTGGTGGCAGGATTGCGCGGCGGCGGCTGGCGCGGGTCTGCGGCCGATCTGCTGAGCGCGGATCTGGCGGGCGGCCCGGTACAGGCGGCACGGGTGGCGGCGGAACTGCTGGCCCGCGCATTCACCCCGCCGGAATGAGGCGGGCGCTGGACTGGGCAGGCTTGATGCGGGCGGGGCTGCATGACCTGCGCCTGACGCCGGATCAGTTCTGGCGGCTGACGCCTGCGGAACTGGCGCTGATGCTGGGGCAGACGACGGCCATGCGGCCCTTGGGCCGCGGTGGGCTGGACGCCCTGATGCAGGCGTTTCCCGATATTGGAAAGGAGTGATGCGATGAACGAAAGCGATCAGATCGACGGGCTGGAGGCGGATGTGGCCGCCCTGGAGCGCACGCTCGGCGACGCCCGCGCCATGACCGGCGCGTTCGACGCCACCCTGCGCGACATGCAGGGCACGCTGGGCGAGACGACGCGCGATCTGGGCAACCTCGAACGCGGCTTTGCGGGCGGCCTGCGCCGTGCCTTCGACGGGCTGGTGCTGGATGGCAAGTCGGTGTCGGACACGCTGGGCAAGGTGGCGTCCAGCATGATCGACACGGCCTATGCGGCGGCGGTGAACCCGGTGATGCAGCACGCGGGCGGTCTGCTGTCGCAGGGCATCAATGCCGCCGTGTCGGGCATGATGCCATTCGCGCAGGGTGGGTCGTTCGCCCAAGGGCGCGTCATGCCGTTCGCCAAGGGCGGCGTGGTCGGCGGCCCCACAACGTTCCCCATGCGCGGCGGCATCGGCCTGATGGGCGAAGCGGGCCCCGAGGCGATCATGCCGCTGGCGCGCGGTCCCGATGGGCGGCTGGGCGTGCGCGGCGGTGCGGGGCCTGCGGTCAACGTCACCATGCACGTCAGCACGCCGGACGTGCAGGGATTCCAGCGCAGCCAGAGCCAGATCGCCGCCCAGATGGGCCGGATGCTGGGGCGCGGTCAACGCAACAGGTAGAGAGGGAACAGGCCATGGCCTTTCACGACATACGCTTTCCGGCGAACCTGAGCTTCGGGGCGCTGGGCGGTCCCGAACGGCGCACCGAGATCGTGACGCTGGCCAACGGCTATGAGGAGCGCAACACGCCCTGGGCGCATGGACGCCGCCGCTATGACGCGGGCGTCGGCCTGCGGTCGCTGGACGACATTGCGCAGCTTGTCGCGTTCTTCGAGGCGCGCGAGGGGCAGTTGCACGGGTTCCGCTGGAAGGACTGGGGCGACTACAAGTCCTGCCCGCCGTCGCGCGAACCCGGCATGCTTGATCAGCTGATCGCCGTGGGCGACGAGGTGACGACCGTAATTCCACTGGTCAAACACTATGTCAGTGGTGCGCAGAGCTATGCGCGGCCTATCGCGAAACCGGTGGAGGGCACGGTGCGCATCGCCGTCGGCGGCGACGAGGTGCAGGAGGGGATCGACTGGACCATCGATCTGACCACGGGCCGCGTCACCTTCGTGCACGCGCCTGATATCGGGGCAGAGGTGCGGGCGGGCTTCGCCTTCGACGTGCCGGTGCGCTTCAACACGGACCGGATCGAGACCTCGGTTTCGAGCTTTCATGCGGGTCAGGCCCCCAGCGTCCCGGTGATCGAGGTGCGGCTGTGAACGCGGATGCGCTGTTCGCGCATCTCGCCACCGGGGCGGGGCATGTGTGTCAGGCCTGGGCGATCACGCGCCGCGATGGCGTGACGCTCGGCTTCACCGACCATGACCGCCCCCTGCGGTTCGAGGGCATCACCTTCATGGCCGACAGCGGGCTCAGCGCGCGGGCACTGGCCACGGTCGCGGGGCTGGCCGCCGACAATTCCGAGGCGGTGGGACTGTTGCAGGCGGATGTGGTGACAGAGGCCGACATCGTGGCGGGCCGCTATGACGGGGCCGCCGTGCGCAACTGGCTGGTGCGCTGGGACGACGTGGCCCAGCGCCAGTTGCGGTTCCGTGGCCGGATCGGAGAGATCGTGCGTCAGGCGGGCACGTTTCGGGTGGATTTGCGCGGTCTGACCGACCTGCTGAACCAGCCGTCGGGCCGCACCTATCTGCGCAGTTGCGATGCGGTGCTGGGGGATGCGCGCTGCGGCGTTCGGACCGACGATCCGCTTGTGATGACTACAGCACCGGTGCTGGCGCAGGACGCCGGTCAGTCAATCGAGGTCGCGGCGGGCCAACATCCTGACCGCTGGTTCGAGCAGGGGGTGATGACCGTACTGACCGGGCAGGGCGCGGGGTTGGTCGTCGCGATAAAGCACGACCTGCTGCAAGGGGGGCGGCGGCGCCTGACCCTTTGGGATGCGCTGCCGTCCCCCCTCGCCATCGGGGATACGCTGCGTCTGGTTGCGGGCTGCGACCGCCGGGCCGAGACCTGCCGCGTGAAATTCGCCAACCTCGCGAACTTCCGCGGCTTTCCCACCATGCCCGGCGAAGACTGGCTGATGAGCGTGCCGCGCAGCACCGGCACCAACGACGGCGGGAGCCTTTCGTCGTGAGCGCCGTCGTGGTCGAGGCGCTGACGTGGATCGGCACGCCTTACGTGCATCAGGCCGCGACCAAGGGGGCGGGCTGCGACTGCCTCGGTCTGATCCGCGGCATCTGGCGGCACCTGCACGGGGATGAGCCGCAGGCGATGCCGCGCTACACCCCGGACTGGGATGAGGTGCAAGGGCACGACGTGCTTTGGGCCGCCGCGCGGGCACATCTGCGGCCTGTGGCGGGCAACCTGCAGCCCGGTCAGGTGCTGCTGTTCCGCATGCGCGAGGGCGCGGTGGCCAAGCATCTGGGCGTGCTCAGCGCGGGCGGCGACCACCCCCGCTTCATCCACGCCTATAGCCGGCACGGTGTGCTGGAAAGCCCGCTGTCCGCCCCCTGGGCGCGGCGGATCGTGGCACGGTTCGATTTTCAGGAAGGATGA